CTTCGTGAGATCGCGTTACGGCATTTGGAGTTCGACCTTGAGATCCTAGAACAACTAGGGCGGAAAAGGGAATACGGGGGCAGGCGTTACTCTGCTGAGTTACTTGAAGCATACCCCGAACCCCCGAAGAATCTTGAATTCCATCTTGAAAAACTTCGGGCCGATAGCGTCAAACATACTCTTCGCGTTGGACGTCTTCAGGAATTGATCGATCTAACTGAAGATCCGAACGCAACACTAAATCAATTGTCTGAGGTGTCACAAGCAATTCAACGTGAGTTATCTGGCAAGTTTCAAGGTGGGGTGAAAAGGGGACATGAACTTTACACTTATTATCTTTCGGACTTTCAAGCCCGAAGGAAGTCAAGCAACTTTGTTCCGACCGGTTTCGATTGGTTGGACGAATCGTTGACCGAGGGATTGGCCAGAAAAAAAATGTCTATCTGGACGGCAAGACCGTCAATCGGGAAGTCAACCTTTGCCTGGAACATTGCGGATCGGGTCGCTAACAGATTTGGGATCTCCGTTCTGTATCTCCCAATTGAAATGGGGGAAGTATCTACAATGGACGGAATGGTTGCCCTTAGAACCCAACTTCACCTTGATAAGATAATCAAGTCACCTCATGAAATGACGAACGGGGAACTTGAACAGGTGAACGATGCCGCTTATTCAATCACGGAAAATGAACGGCTTTGTTTTTATGACAAGACATTCAAGTTTGAAGAACTTCCCCGGATCATCAATGAGGGGGGTTATGGGGTTGTAATTTTTGACCTGTGGGAAAAACTCGTTCCCGAAAAAGAACAGTCCGTGATTGCAACCTACCTGGATAAGACAAGAGAACTGGTTAACGATTGCGATACTCACGCAATGATGATTCACCAAACGAAGCGAGGTGTTGAGAAACGACCGGACAAGCGCCCAACGCTTGAAGATCTGAAAAACTCAGGGGCATACGAAGAAAATGCAGATCTTGCGGTCGGCTTGTATCGTGAGTGTTACTACAATCCGGAAGTCACGGATGACGTAATGGAAGCCGAGATCCTAAAGCAACGGCGTGGGGGTCGGTTGAAGTCACACTTTTTCAAGTTTGAAGGTCACATTGGAAGGGTCGGGGAAGAATTGCGCAATTGGGCGGGGGCGGAAGACTTTGCCTGACCTTCAAACACAAAGACTGATCATGTTCGGGTTGGATCCGGAAGTAAGAATTGATGCTTTGCATGAAGCATTGGACATTGAAGATCTGTTGGAGGAATTATCTATTCGGAACACTTCAATCAATGGAAATGAAACTTGGGCAAGTTGTCCGTTCCATGATGACCGGAAACGACATTGGTCTATAAATACAGATCAGGATTCGGATCGTTGGGGGCTTCATTCGTGTTTCGTTTGTCGGGAGTCTGGGCAGGGGGGATCCGGGAATGTCGTCACCCTTGCTCGGGACCTGTTGCAGTTGGAGAATTACGGCCGGGCTTTGCGATGGTTGGAGGATTTTGCCGGTGTCGACACCTCGGAAGAAGCGGCCCTTGATTTGACCGTCAAGCGGCGCCTACGGCGCACTAGAGGCGGGACGGAGGGAACCAAGGGGGAGGAAGACCCGGGGGCCCTTTACGCTCGAATGCGGCCCATTGAGGCCGATTCCCTGGGGTGGAAGTATCTTACCGGCCGGGGGGTAACACCCGAGCAAATTTCAGCCCGTGGGGTTCGCATGGGGCGGGATCGTTATCGGGCTCGGGTGGTCTTCCCAATCTACTCCGGTTTATCAATTGTAAATTTCTATGCTAGAAATATAGGCAACAAGGGAAACAAGGGACTTTACGCAAAGAAAAAGGGAACCATATCAACGACACTTTGGGGGATGGATAAAGCGAATAGATTACTTGACTTGTGTTATTTGGTTGAAGGGATTTTTGATTCGTTGACGGGAGAACGCTTGTTGGAATCTGTTCGCGCTACCGAGTCAATGAACATTTTTGCCACGGACGGGCCGATCGTTCACAAGCAACAAGCCCGGTTGTTAAGTCCGTTTAAAACCATCGTTATTGTTCCGGACATGAAAGGCAAAGCCCGAAGTCTTGTTCCAACGGCCAAAGAATACTTACAAAATCATAGGTTACTGATTGCCGAGCCCCCTAGGGAAATGGACCTTGACGACTGGGGGCGGAACGATCCTGAGGCCGCAACCGAAAGTTTGTTGTATCCCGAGCCCCTACACCGAAGCCGGATAATAACCCGAGTCAATTATACGATAAGGCGTTGATATGAAAAGAGAAACCATCGAAAGTTGCGCGGTCCAAAAAATTCTTACAATTTTGGGGCCCCTGTGGTATGCTTCCGACTCGTTGGGACCTTACCCCGAGTCAGAAAACCTTAGTATATATCACGGTTTAATCCGTGAAATCGGGCATGAAATGAACAGGAAAAACAAGAATAACTTCTTTCATACGTGTTACCCCGAACTAATACAAGCACACTTAACCGGTAAACAAAAAGACTTAAACAACCTGTGTAGGAAATTACAGGTTGACCTTCGGCCTTATGCTGCAAGACTTGCCAGTAACTACCACTTCACAACCATAGATTTGAACGACTTCATTCAAGAGGGATTGATCGGGGTCCATTTGTACCTACCAAGATACAGGTATATTTGCCCTGAGTGTTCGGAGCGGTTTGAACGGGGCGAAGGTTTTTCCGAGCACTGCAACGAAGAACATGGTTTGGGGCTGGAACCGAAACAGGGGATCGAATCTTTCCTTTCGGGGATTGTTCGGGGTCACATGTTGAATTTCTTGCGGCATCAATTCCAACTGAAGCGAACCCCGGTTGCAGTGGTTCATGCTTCGGATTTTTTTGAATCGGACAAAAACCAAATTTGTATTGACTTAAATACACCTAGTCCGGAAATGCTTGTTGCATCTAAGGAAGCCGTTGAAAATGTCCGGGCTTGCCTGGACAAAGAACGGAATGAAAAGATCCGAGTTTTCGTTAGTCGGATTTTGAGCGGTTACACTGCACCCGAGGCGTATTTAGAAATCAGTGAACAAGGGCTTGCGTCTTCGGATGTATCTGCCCGGGTTACGATCTATCAACTGAAGAAGACCCGGGCTTTTAATAAGTATCGGCAAGTCTTGGCGGGGTAAAAATGAATATTATAAAGTTTGCAGATGGATTAAAATTCAAAATACTTGGCCGGTCAATGCGTCGGTTGGGATTGGACCCGGATGAAGTTGATACTCGGGCCGATGCCGTTCAAGCGATCTATGATCACTTTTCTGAAACCGGACTTGAAATAATGTTTGAGTGCGGATCTTGCAAAGGGGACTTGCCGGACCTGGACTTTTGCCCGTTTTGTGGATCTAGTTTAATTGAAGACGATGAAGACACCGAGGAAGATTTGACGCATAAGTCAAAGGGAATTCCGGGCGAACTATATCGGGGGGCAAGGCGCGGAAGGTTGCCCAAGGATGAACCGAGGATTGCGGGAACGAAGTTGCTTGCTCGGTTGGTTTTTGTTTTCGGAATGCCCAATGAATACGTTCGGCAGTTGAAATCCGTTACTTCCCTTTGGTGTCATTGGGGGATGTTTGCCCGGTGTTTCGTTGGGGCTTACTCCGTTCGTCTTCACCTTCCCTTTGAAGCTTCGGACTATGAAGACCCGAACGAGATTCTAATAGATCACGAAGCCCCTGTTAAAAACATGAAAAGCCGTTTTTCGATTGAGTCACTAGATGAAATTGAAGAAGCGGTTGAAATTCTGAAAAAGACAGTGAACCTAAAAAAAGAAGCGGCCGATGAAAAGAAGCGGTGCAAGGAAGCGGGGGAAAAGAAATGAAGAAAACATGGAAAGTTATTTGGTTCCTTCAAGTAGCAACAGCTTTCGCGATGGTGTTGGTTGGCTTTTTATGCTTCGGTGCTGCGTTCGGTGGCTGTAATCCGTGTAAACCGGGGACTGCCCGTTGTAACGGTTCGGTTGTTGAAATCTGTCGGCCGGACAAGCGTTGGGCCCGGGTTCAGGATTGCTCTAAGTTGGAGCGGACAACCAAGCCTTTTCAGTGTTGTTGTCGAATTGAAGATAGCAAAACGAAATGTGGTTGCAAAATACAGGTGAAAAAATGAGTTTGGGTTTAATTACTCCGAATCTAGTCCGGTGCTTTTGGGAAGATGCCCTTGAACACTTTGACGCAAAGTCATTTGACAAAGACGATTCCGAATGGATGAAGATCGTTGG